CGGGCCATAGTGCCTCGCTATATGGACATCGTGTACGACAAGGAAGGCGAGTGGTCTGTTAAGCCCAACATGAAGCTGATTAACGAATTCCGCGAGGTGCAGGAACTTCATGAATTAGGCATGAGTTACCCAGAGGTTTCAGACTGCTTTGAGGAGAGGTTGGCGGCTCGCGAGGGCAGGCCGATGACGCCACCGACGCCGTTCAGGCAAAATGTTTTCATCAGGAACAAAACCAGGCAGGGAATCAGCAAGTCGCAGAAGAAGGCGATGCGTAAGTGGTTCCGTGAAAACAAGCGGCACATGTTTCGTGGTGAGTACATCCGCTCGTGGTCGTGGCTACGTGTTAGGGGCAGCCTGCAGTCGGCGCAGGCCTATGACGATATCCTGCAGGCGTACGACATCGCAGAACCTAATCGACTCAATCGATCAGCGTCTCAATTGACTGCGGCTGGATAAACCACAGTCCGCCGATCTTCTTTGAGCCTTCCAGTTCTCCCCTGCGGCACATGCCGATAACGGTCCTCGCTGTGACCGTAAAGCCAGAGGCGGAGAGCTTCATAGCGGCTTCTTTGGGTGATATTTTCTGTCCAGGTTTACTGGCTGTTCGTAACATGGTTGGTCCTCCAGACTTAGTGTAACTCCTTATTTATCGTAACCCATATAACCTAAATGTCTAGTTTAGCCTAAAAAAACAACTAGACCTTGTAGTCTCTCTAGGCCCATGTAGCACATCCTGGGGTAGTATGTGCGAATAGCAGATTGAACAATCTGCTGCATGCCAGCACCATTTGCTCAGCCTACTGTCCCGAGACTGCAGTCTTTCATACCGCAGACTCCGGCAGCTGTAACAACTCCAGAAGCTGTTCCATCGCCAGCTCCTGTAGTTCAGCCGAATGTGCCAGCGCCACCTCAGCCGGTTGCGGCTACGCCTCCACCTGGGCCGCAGCCGGCTTTTCAAGACACGGCATCGCAGTCACCTGCATCGCAGTCACCTGCAGCACAAGCTCTTCGTCAGAGAGGATTCAATATCCCGGACGAATGGAGCGAGCAGCAAGTCTTCGACACCCTGGCTCAGCAGATCGACGACGCCAATTCAATCCGCGACGAGTTCGCCCCTCACCGCGAAGAGTTCAATCAATGGCGGCAGTCACAGCCGACGGCACCCGCGCCCGCTGCTGAGCCAGCGCCTCAGTCTTCAGCACTTGGGCAAACACCGGGGCCGGCAGCTGTTCCGCAGCACCCCACCAGTCTGGAGCCTTCTTCCGAGGCTCAGATGCTCGCCACTCAGGGATACCTGACCAAGAGCGACAACGGGTGGGAAGCAAAGAACCCGGCGTTTCAGTCATTCGCCGATGAGCAAAACCGCATTGAGGCTCAGCGGGTATCCCTGCTCACGCAGTTCAGTCAGAACCCGGACAGCTACATTCAGCAGCAGGTTCAACAGCTGGGCCTGCCGAACAGCGAGGCGCTCACCGAAATCCAGCAGGAAGTCGCCGACCTTCGCGGCCAGCTGGAAACAGAGCGAACCACGGTTCAGGAAGCGGAAGTTGATCAGTGGATCGACAGCAACGCTCCGCACCTCTTCGTGAATGGCGACCGCAATCAGGGTTACACGCCATACGCACAGCGATACAACGCGATCTCCGGGCACCTTTCCGAGATGGCACAGGACATGGGGCAGACACTGTCCCGCTCTCAGCTACACGACAACACGCGGAAGTTTCTGGAAATTGAGGCTGCACAGCAGGCTCCAGCTCCCGAGCTTCCGGTGGCTCAGCCTCAGCCTTATCAGCAGCCTCAGCCTTATCAGCAGCCTCAGCAGCCTCAGCCATCATTCATGCAGCATGCTGCCACGGCGCCACCGCAATCAACAACAAATCGCCTGACAGAATATCCAGCTCAGCAGCCAAACGGGAATAACGTCCCGACACGCAAGAGCGGGGTCCCAAGTCTTATCGGGACGATTGAACAGCAACAGCGTACGATGAATCCCAACGGTTTCCGGGTTTAATGGAGTAGTCAGTCATGGCTAGTTTTCTGACCGTTACAGAAGAAGCTCATATCAACTCAATCCGTACTGCCGCGCCGCAGTACATGAGCGGCTTCAGTGACCTGACAAAGCGTAACCTCCTGCTCCTCAATATGATGGCCAGCTGGGGGCAGATTGAATACAACGCGAGCGACATTTCGCGTATCTGGCAGATCAGGGTTCGCCAGCCCGAGGTCAGGGTCTTCTCAAACACGACCAACAAGACGTTCTCCGATCACAATCCATACGAGCAGATGCAGGTCGGCATCCGTGGTTTTGAAGCGAGCGACCTCCTCAAAGAACTCGAATGGAAATTGAATCAGGGCAGCACTCAGCTGATTCCGTTGTATGAAAACAAAATGGAGTTCCTGGGCTCCACGCTCGTAGAACGTATGCAGGAATGGATTCCTCGCGACGGCGACACAGCTGCCTATCAGGATGGCTATCAGGGATTCGAGTCCTGCCTGTTGGCAGAGAACGCAACAACCGGATCAGCTGACCCGGACGCCACTGACCGAATCGTTTTGCCAAACGACTCATACGGTGGGCACCCAACAGACCTCGCCAACTTTGGTGGGACATGGACATCAGACCTGCCCGCTGCCAGCCGCATGAATAAGACGCAGAACGTCGACAACGACTGGCCCTACGGTCAGGGCGATTCCGAATACGACGCTTTGAGTCCCATGCTCTGGGCATATGACAGTTCCGGCTGGGGAGCAACCGCATGGGAAGACAATGTGGAGCCCGTCATTCGCGATGCGGCGACAGCCCTGCGAAACAAAAACGGCATGGGCATGGGAGACATTGACCTGTGCTTCCTGCTCGCTCCGAACCTATATCAGGGTGCGGAAAACTATTACTCAAGTCGGTTCCGCATCATCCAGCCATTCACTGGCGGAGATCAGGGCCACCCAATGCCGAACTCAATCTATGTCGACGGCGTAGCACTGAAGAGTGACTACTCTGTGCCGGCTGATATTGGTTACGGCGTCTGTCCGAATCACATTGAGATGTTTAATCTCAAGTGCATGAATATGGGACCGAGTCCAGCACCTGAGCAGATGATCGATGTCTTCGGTCCTGACTGGTCGCCTGAGCACGGGGCATATTTGATGCGCGTCTCAACATTTGGAAATTTGCGCATGCAGCCCAAGTTCATGTGCAAGCTGGCTCCAACCGCTCATTACATCGCCCAAACCGGCGCGTAAACCAAGCTGAACTTAACACCTGAGTGACTCCACTTATTGCAGTCTTCGGAGATTAAAAGATGACTACTTACTTTTCAGGCAACAACATTCGTGGCCAGGTAAACATTGGCAAAACGGCTAGTCTGTTGCTTGGCGATAAAGTTGAGTTTCAGGATGTCAATAACACTGGGGGTCCAGGGTTCAACACTCGCTACAGTGGCATGACTTCCATTGCCCGGTGGGTTAAGAACACCTCCGGTGGAACATTTGTTCCAGGCCACTCAGTCACGTACAAAACCAATAAGTTTGGTACTGAATTGGGCGCTCAGTCCGCTGCAGATGTTTCCTTCCATGGAATCATCGATCCGGACATTCAGGCAGCCACGGTCGCCGACGATGACGAGTTCCTGCTGTTCATTGAGGGGCCGTGCCTCGCGATTGTTTCAGCAGCCATCACGGTGGACGAAATCACCTCTTCTGGTTCAGGAAAAGTGAAAGGCGTAGCCTCAACGGAAGTCCCAAGTGCCTACGCACTGGAAGCTGGTGACGCTAAGGCCGATACCAACACCATGCGTGTCTACCTGCTTTGTGAATCAAACATCGAACTGGCGTAATTGAACGGGCTGATTGGCCTGAGTTTGAGAGGGGAACAATGGCTGCACAACCATCAGGCTCGCAGGACGGGAAACTGCCTACGAGCAAGGATACTCCGATTCGTCAGGACAAATTGGCCAGCGCTACTCGTGGAGGTAAGTGAGGCCTAGCTGTAAACAGGGGGTCTCGCTGTGATTTCGAAAGCTCAACAGACGCACGCCTTTGGCGATAAAATGATCGTCTGTGACGAGTGCGGAATCCCGAAGCCTCCTAAGAAGTTTGCCGTTGACTCAGTGGTCTGCAAAGGCGCCTGCGCTGACAGAGTCATGCTTCGCCGCAAGCTCTCCCTCACCACTCCTCAGGACCAGTTCCTGAGCAAGTACGAGCAGCACCTCAAAGAGCTTCGCAACACTCGCCACAATCATACGATTGATTCCGCAGACAAGGCGATCGGGATCCTTGGTGAGACGCCAGCCGAAAAGGCCGCGCATTGCGTCAACCAGTTAATGAATCCGGTTGGTGATGAAGATCTGTCAGAAGAGCAGATCGCCGCCATGCCGAAAGACTACAAGACGATCGGCCATTTCCTGAAGCTGATCAACGACACAGTGGTAAACGCTGACAAGCAGCTCGCAGACGTGGGCAACCCGTTCGCTGACATGACGCACAAGGACCTTCGCGGCATCGTCATGAAGACGGTCACCGAGGAAGCAAAGTCTGATCAGTCCCTCAGGCTGGACATGATCCGCACGTTGATGCAGACCTGCAGCACCTTTCTGGAAGAGGTCACATTGGTTGCCAAAGAGATGGAGGCAATCGAGATATGACGCTCACGACGCACCAGTTCCTGCAGGCGGCTTCGGCTCTGCAGGCAAAGGAGATGGATGGGCTGGCACTGTTCAGGCCCACGGTTACTCAGGAGGACGCCCTGCGTCGCATGTGTGAGGACCACGTCTTCGAGTCCCTTATCGTGGGCGGTAACCGATCTGGTAAATCAGTTTTGGCTGCCAGCTTCTTTGCCTCGTTCTTGCGGGATATTCCCATCACGTCATGGTCAGGTGAAGAGTTCCACTGCCGACCCAAACGGCTGAATGGGCAGTCGATCAATGCCTGGGTCATTGGCGACCACCTCAAGCATATCGGCATGACAATCTACCGGTTGCTGTTTGATGAGGACGCCTCCAAGGGTCTGTTCAAAATCGTACGCGACGAGGTCACTGGTGCCTGGCGTGCGTGGCAACCTGAGATGTTTGCCAACGACTGGGATCGCAAGAGTCAGTCCCGCTGGGCGCCGCCAGTCATCCCTCCGGCAGAGATCGAGGAAATATCATGGGCTGTTGGTCGCAAAAAGGAGCATGAGTTCCGCGCGATCAAAATGAAGAACAAGACCACGATCCATGGGTTCGCCTCATCCGGTGAAGTGAAACAAGGTGACCCGGTTGACCTCATCTGGAACGATGAAGAGATATTCAGCGCCTCGAAGCATTACTACCAGGAATGGTTGATGAGGCTGCGTGACGATGAAGGCATGCTCATCTGGTCCACCATCCCGCGTGACTCATGCTACGTATTCAATAGCGTGATTGACCGCATGGAAGATCAGGAGCTGGAGATTGAGAAGGGTGAGCGAAAGCCGGAAGAGTGCCACACAGCAAAGATTGAGTTGTCGTATCTGGATTCACCGTTCATCCCGCAGCGGCAGAAGGACCTCGCGATGGAGCAGGCCGGCGACCGGGACACCATGATTCGCATCTACGGCAAGCGTTCCTCGCCATTGATCAGGGTCTACCAGGATTACAGCGCAGACTTCCATGTCGTCAACTACAACGAGCCATCGCTAAACGACAAGGTCACGGAGGCCCTTGCCGCCAACAA